CAATTGGAATATTCATAACAGTAGTTAGATTTTCTAGTTCATTTAATAATTGATTTCTATGTTCCATTATTACAATTCCTTTTCTTATTAGATACTTCGTGCCATACGGCGTACATTATCATTTACCAATACTTGCTTTTTGCTATGTTCAATTTCTAACTTAGCAATTAGTTTTTTAAGTTGAACAATGTTGCTGTCAATTGCTTTTTCTTCATAACCAGCAATAACAACATCAATATCTGATTCAAGAATATGAACAACTACTTTTACTTGCTCTATCTTTTTTAGACGCATAAATAAACGCTCTTCGGCTAAATCAAATACTTTACCAGTACGATTATTGCGAATTGCTTTTATCTTTAGCAATGACTTCATATGTTCAATTTCTTCAATTGAATCATATGTATCAAGAATAACATCAAATGATGTTTGAACAATTTCTTGTTTTTTCCAAGCACGACTAAGATTATTTATGCTATTAAGATTTACTTTCTTACAATTAGCACGAGGTGCTATTGGAATATGACTAACAATGTCTATGTCAACATTAGATACAATCTTAGATTGTATATCTTTAAGATTTACTCGTTTCATTTTTATAAGCCTTTCTTATTTTAGATAATGAGATGGGTGTATTTGTGAATTACCAGTAATAGCAGAAGTTCTTGCTTTTCTTTGCGAACCAAATTTGCGTTTAGAATAATCTGAACCATCAGGATAAACAATAGCAATATTTGCATTACGCAATTCTATTTGTCTGATAAATGACAATAATTGTGCCATATCAAACTCGTAATCTTTATCAGTAATAGCACTTGTAATTGTTTCATAACCAGTATAAGTATATTTGAAACTAACAATAAAGCCGTAATTTACTTTACCAGCAACTATTTCTGTGCCGAGCAATTCCTTTTCTTTATCGCTATATTCCACAATATCTTGTGCGTTATGTTGTATCATATCATGCGTCATAGAATATACTTTTGTCACACTAATCCCTTTCTTATATTTTTTAATATATTTTTTACTATTCCCTGTACAATCTCTGATATAAGCATTGACATATCCTATCATAGCGCAATTAGTAAGTCCAGTCATTTAATTAAAAGTTTATTTGATGGATTTTATTGCGGAGATAAGCTGCGTTATTTGATCGTGGGATTAATGGTCCGATTAGTGGTGCGATTGATCGGCATAAGATAAAGGCTTTATCTTAGCGTATGTTTAAGGGCAGCACAAAGCCTGTGTTAAAAGTTATAAAAAAAACTTTATTGCGGGAACGGGTATGAAGTGAATAAAGTAAAAACTTGAGTATATGTCCGTAACACATTCTCGTCATATGTTAAAAACTTCAACATATGAACCACCCGCTTTATTTTGCTTTTTTCTATGGAATTGAGTATATATTTTTACAAGGTATGAGCTTTTAATATTTTTTTCAATTTCCTAATGCAATTTAGGGATTAGTAACAAACTTTGCATTCTTTTCTAGGAATGACATCATAGTTCCTTCATATCTCATACGACCTAGATGACCCATTTTAATAGCTGGATCAACCCAAACTTTGCCACCAATGTCTTGCCAATATCTGCAGAACCCATAATCCTCAGACAAGAATCTATTTAGATGTGGATCAATGTAAGAATTAAAGAACGCATATGTCCAATTTCTTTCTTCATCATTTAAAGAACCAGTATCGTCATTATATTTTAGATGAGGGTAAGCTTCAATCAATTTAGTAAATACTTCTCTCTTAATAAGCATAAATCCAGTTCCAGCATCAAAAATTTCTACAGCGCCGTTGCTAACGCTTAATGTTTGGTTCTCTTTATCTTTAACTGGATTAACAACAAATCTTAAACTATTACCAAGCAACTCATCTACAGGTACTCCTGCTTTTACATTTTGCTCAACACTTTCCCAATTAATAGATTTAATCGGGTATGCACCAGTCATAATTTCTTTCTCGTGCCAAAGCATTTTGATAATATCTTCTGGTTCCCAAGAAATATCAGCATCAATACACATAAGATGTGTTAGCTGCTCTTGTGCCATAAATTTTGCAGTCATACTGTTTCTTGCTCTATTAATTAATGAATCTGTAATAGTCGCAACAGCAAATCTGATATTATGATCTCTAAAATACATCAATGTCTTAATAAGAGACATCATTGTTGGTTCGCTAATTTGTTGATCATAGCAAGGAATTGCAAAAAGCACATTCCAGCTTTGGATCTGTTCATTATCAATTTCTATAGTTTGTGTTTCAAAAAGTCCCATAGCAATAGTATACATAAAAAAAAGGGCTGAGATTGCTCCCAGCCCTCTTTTCTTAATTATTTTTTATTACTTAGTTTTTACAGATGATCTGACATTCTTAATGTCTTTTGCCTTTACCGTATTCGTATTCAGCGATTTGGCGTTCTCAATTTCTGACGATACTGGAACTCTAAAGTAAAGAGTTGAGTTTGCCTTATCAAAATGAATTTCTACATCCAATCCCAATTTCTTCGCCTGGGCACGAATTCTCTGTTGCATTGAATTATACTTCTTACCAGCTTCAATGTTTGTAATTGAGAAAGGCGATCCTGTTTTGCCTGACATTACAAGAGTGTCAATAATCATTTGCAACTCTGCCGATGTACGACCAGTGCGTGAAATTACTGGGAATTTATCTGCTTGCTTAATTTCCATCTTATTCTCCGATGTTTGGTTTTGTTAAGTAGCCTTTTGGCTTGATAGACAATGTAGCATCACTTTTACGCCTTAGTGCGTATTTGTCAGTTTTTTCTAAAATTTCTTTCCTACCAAGCGGTCAGTGCTTTTTTTAGCTGTGCAGTAAGTACTGCGTTCTGCACTGTTAATTCAGCTACCTTATCTGCCAGGGCTTTAACAACATCGTTAATATCAATTTCATTAACATTTTCTACAGACTTTCCATCCATGATCCCACCTCCTCTGTTTGTATATTAGATTGTAGATATTCAGGCACAAAGCCTCCCAAATTATGATCATACCTTCTCACAGTACCAAAATCCTCTATATCATCATATTTTTCTACATCCATATCTAGACCTAGGATTTCTATTTCAACTTCAGTCTCCATTGCCATATTCTCAATGGCGTTGAATACAGACCCAGCCAAAGCGTCTGCTAGGTCTTTAGACCCAGCATTGGGGTGATCAATTTTATTATTAGAAAACAATCTTAACTTTAATAACTCTTCTTCAACAAGAATATGATTCCAATATCCTCTTAATCTTGTATCATAAATTGAAGTCATCAATGTATCATAATCTGTTTTTTTAACAGAGTGAAAGTCTGCATTAATACCTTGCGATCTCAAGCTTTGAATCATTTCAATTGACTGCCATCTGTCAAATGTAACTTTAGCTACATCAAACCTTTTACATAAATCAACGATCATCTGCCTAACTGAAGCAAAGTTAATTTCTTCACCTGGGGCAGCCTTCCATGAATGGACCAAATCAACATTAATAATTGGTAAATGCTCAGTGCCCATAGATGTAATTATTTCTTTAAAACCAGTACAGTGAGACATACACAACGCAGTTCTGTCTCTCTTATGTCCAAGGTCTATATGTATATACCTTCTATGCCCATCTGTATTATTAAACCATCTATGAAATCTACCGTCTGGATCAACTGGGTCATCCCCGTACATAAAAGCTTTTCTAACTTTTTCTTCATCTCTAAAATATGCGTCTTCCATTGTTGGAGGTTCACATTCAAAACGAGAAGCAGCTTCAATTGGATTTCTAATATATTCCGATTCTAATTGTTCTCTTTTAATTGTAGGGTTGACTTCCCATGTCGCAGCCTTGATAGACCATGTTTTTGGTTCATTCTTTTCTCTAGAATTAAAATATCTTTGCTGAATGAAATCACCTTTGTAACGAGGGAACGACAAAAGAATAACTTTACCTATTTCTGGAAAGCGAGACATGACGGATAATTTACTCATGTTATAAATCGCAGAGGCTGAACCTTTTGATCTAATTTCACCTTTTAGTTCACTATCTGTTTTAAATGCTGAAATTTCGTCTAGAATAACTGTTAGTACTTCATAACCTTCCCAACCTTCTGATTCGGAGTGACCAGAGAATAATCTAACTGGGCGAGAAAAGAAAAATATTTCTGATACTCTAGGTTCAAATCCAACATTATTAAAGAAAGGAGATGACAGCAATAAGTTTTTTAATGGTTCAAAGAATACTCTTTGAGCTTGTTGTGCGTTCACAGCCAGGTTTAAAAGGTCTATATAAACACCATGAGCTTTACCATAGTAGCCCAATGGGTCTCTCAAACAATGCAGCAAATAAACTGTATAAGCCATAGAAATTCTTGCACAATGGTCTTTACCTGATCCTTTACCAAGCATGCAAATCACTTCATTGTCTGTATACTTCTTATAATATTCCAACCCAGCTTCTTCTCCATAAAGTTTTTGCAAAGTAGGTAATTTGAAAATTTGTGTGCTATGCTTTACGATCTCAAGCTGAATTTCAGATAGAGGAGGTAAACCTAAATAATGTTTATCTTGAACGAAAGTTTCAATAGAGACAGGTTGTTCCATAAGTTCATCTTGTCTTAATAAACGATCAAAGTCGTTAAATTCAAGGTTGACACCGAGGAAGTCAGACATTTTTCAAACCCCCCTAAATGGCGGAAATAGCGTTCTCAAATTATGAGCAAAATAGCCCCTAAATGGCAAAAATAGCGTTCTCAAATTATGAGCTCTCTTCTTTAAGGTTGACTGGTTTACCAGTCATTATCTCAAATGCAATTTCTAGTTCTTTCCTAACCTCTTCCGCAATCTCTGGATACTTGGAAATAACATCTCTGAGGATCTTAGAAAGAATCTGGTTAACATTCTCTGCTTTCTGCATTCTAGCAATATACTCACCGTCAGTTTGATTCCCGCCCATCAATTTATGCAATTGAGCTTTCTTGGTAGCTAGCTCGCCTGCCAGCTTAATTGCTTGAATTCTGGCAGCAACCATGCCATTGTCGGTAGCAATATTGATGGTTTCCCAGGCTTCCTTGCTCAACTCATCAAATTCGGTTAAAGCTTTGATAGTGTTAAACTGAACTTTTTCAAGGAAGAATGGGTCTTCTTCAATTGTTTGATTTAAAATTAATTTATATTCTTCAATATATTCTTTTATTTCATTAATTGGAATTGACATCAAGGTGGAAATTTCCCGCATTGAGTAACCTTTTACATGCAAAATTCCAACTTGTTCAACATCTTTAATTTTTTCAATCAAACTTTTTGTTTTAACTATTTCAATATCTGACATAATCTATCTATATACCTCTCCGACACTTTTTCCCATGTCATATTTTCATTTATATATAATGCCGACATATATGTGCGGTTAGAAATTTCTTCGTAATTGTTTACTGTATACAACATTTTATCACATAAATCGTCAAAATCTGGCTTTGCCCAGTACCCTGTATCTTGATATATGCCAGACATTTTATAATCCGACATTGAATAATCAAGCGGAACGGAAAGATGAGCAAACTCAGTACAGGCAGAAAAGTTTGTGCATATTGTTGGTATACCCTTTGCTATGCCCTGGAACGGGAGCAGCCCCCATCCTTCTCCACTTGTAGGATACAGTACGCAATCTACTTTATCGTAAATACGACCAAGCTCTTCTGCGCTAACTTCCCAATCAATTATGTCAATCTGCGGATGATCTAGTTTGTCTTTCATCCCGTTGATAACTGATCTCGCATCAGCTGGACCTTTTGATTTATAAATCATTTGATACTGATCGTTCCCGCCAAACAATTTAATAAATGCGTCTACAGCCATTTGAGAGTTTTTTCTCGTAGATGGGGAACCGATACTTAAGAAAGTGAATGGACCTTTTCTGACTCTCTTACGAGGGAAATATATCTCAGGGTCAACGCCTAATTGAAAATTATAAACTGGTTTTGTAACTCCGCTGCATATAAAAACAGACCGCATAAAATCAGATGTGGTCCAGATTTCATCCATTCTATTTAAATCGTCTATCCAACCACTTGGAAGTTGGTTAGTCTCCCAGTACGAGAACCCAATCTTATAATCACCATACTTACCATAAGACTCTGGCAGGCAGTGATTAATTACTACACCTTCGTGCACATCATTTCTTTTTGCATACCCAATCTGGAACCCGCTAATTTCTTGCGGGCTCTCATTTTCAATCTTACGAAAATCTAGCCCGCTCTTGCCGATATGCTTTGTTAGATGATATGAAGCATCGCCATAGCCTTCGCCAATTCTTGACGAACCATTATCTGTCCAAGTGATCATTCTTCTACTTGAAACGCAATCTTTTTCCCTGCAGCTTCTGCAGCTTCTCTTAGTTTAGGCATAGGCAAGCCGTGGACTTTTGTATATTCAACTCGGTAATTGAACCAACCTTCAACAGCCCTCCACATTCTATCGTCTGTTTTGTCCGCTAACTCCTCTAATTCTTCTGGCGTAAGTAAGAAACTCAACACACCCAGCGGCATATAAACAACAACATCATAATTTGAGTCTTTGTCTTTTGAATATCTACTTAGCAAGCTTTGGAATTGTTGCACCATATCCTGAACTGGTGTTCCAGAGAAATGCTCTACATTGCCATAAACATTTCTTTCTCTAGGGCAAACATCGTCAACACCGACAAAAGCCCCATAACTTCTGCACACCAGAGGTCTAAACCCATAGATAGTGCAGCCGCCTTTGTAGAAAGCGCATTTCCTTTCAGTTTCACCACCGAATTGCCATGTTTCATCATACATTGCCTCCTTTAAAGAACTAACTACCGAATTAAACCATTCATCCGCAAAATCTTTACCTTTGTTTTCCAAATGCAAATAAAATTGCTGGGTGATATTAAATGCGATGTTGGCACACTCTGTCATGTGAATTGTTAAACCAATTGAACAACAATTGCCAGAGCCAAGACACTTGTATTTCGTCTTGTTCTGACTTGCCTCAATCATTCTCGCCTGGTTATAAACCATGTCAAGCTCTGCAAATATACCTAGATCACCTGCCGCTACTTTTCTTTGCATTATCTACCCATACCTTTCTTTCTATTTTGCATTGCTTTCCTTCTATCACGCTTCATTTGCTCAGCCTTCTGTTGCATTGGTGATTTTGGCTTTTTAGATGTAGCAGATAGATTTCTACCTTTCCCTCTGTACTTCAAAAGATCATACTTACTGCACCAGTTGTAAAGACCTTGCGGAGAAATTTCAACATTGTAAGTTTGCTTCAGCAGCTTTACAATGTCCGTCAAATTCATTCGCTTCTTTACATAGTGCTCATACAGCCATGTTTTATCTTTATAAGGTTCAAGAGCCATTAGATACCGCCATTAAATAATACCAAAGTCCAATGCCGACTGCATCAACAATATCATCATCTTTTAGATTTTCTTCTTCCATTTGAAAGTAATCAGTAATAATATCTCTGACACGATCTTTTCTTTCTTTCTTTTTCTTAGCCTCAGTGTCAAAAACTATTTTATCTGCTTTAGATATATTTTTATACCCAATCCCCCGTTTCCAAAGAATTGGATTAATATCCATGACCTTAAAACAATAACCCTGAACTACGCCCCAGGTGTAACCAATT